AATAGTCTGGGTAGAAAATATGCAATTATAGGAAGTAATAGAATTCTATACGCATATTCAGGGGGTATATTTTATGACATACACCCTATTAAAACAACAACTACACTTACAAATGCTTTTAGTACAACCAATGGATCAGCGGTTGTAACATTAACTTTTTCTGGTGCTCACAATATCGCTGCAGGTGAAATATTGTTATTAGATAATTTTACTACAATAACAAATTCTAATTTTAGCGCTTCTGATTTTGATGATAAAAAATTTATGGTGACATCTGTGCCATCAACTACAACACTTACAATTACAATGCCGTCTAATGAAACAGGATCTGGTGCAACAACATCAGGTGGTATTAGAGTTCAACATTATTATCCTGTGGGACCAGCTGTACAAGCGAAGGGATTTGGATATGGTTTAGGGTCTTGGGGTGGTGAAGCTGCAGGAGCAGTTACAACAACTTTAAATGGTGCGTTGTTAGATGATACTGCTGGAACAGGTGGATCAGGAACATCGATCGTATTAACTGATGCTTCACAGTTTCCAAGTTCAGGTACAAATTTTATTCAAGTAGGTAATGAAGAAATTTCATATACAGGTGTTACAGGTAATACATTAACAGGTATTACAAGAGCTGTAAGAAACTCTACTAGATCGGCACACTCCGATGGTGCAACAGTTACTAACTCAACTGATTATGTTGCGTGGGGTGAAGCGGCTTCAGGTGATTTAATTATTGAACCTGGTATGTGGTCATTAGATAACTTTGGTGACAAAGCAATTTGTTTAATTGTTAATGGTGCTGTGTTCGAATGGGATTCATCTTTATCAAACGCTACAGCAACAAGAGCTGCAATTATATCTGGTGCACCAACTGCATCAAGACACATGTTAGTTTCAACTCCTGATAGACACTTAGTATTTTTTGGAACAGAAACAACTATTGGTGACACATCTACACAAGACGATATGTTTATTAGATTCTCAGATCAAGAGGATATTAATACTTATACGCCTACGGCAACTAACACAGCTGGTACACAAAGACTGGCCGATGGATCACGGATCATGGGAGCCATTAGAGGTAGAGATGCGATATATGTTTGGACAGACACATCTTTATTTACACAACGTTTTGTTGGTCAACCATTTACGTTTGCATTTGCACAAGTTGGAACACACTGTGGACTTGTTGGAAAGAATGCATGTGTGGAAGTTGATGGTGCTGCATATTGGATGTCAGAAAACGGTTTCTTTAGATATGCTGGTAAACTAGAGTCATTACCTTGTTTAGTAGAAGACTTTGTTTATGATGATATAAATTTAGAATCTGGTAATCAAATGGTGTCAGCAGGATTAAATAATTTGTTTGGTGAAGTTATTTGGTTTTATCCAACATCTTCATCGTCTGTTGTAAATAGAATGGTCGCATATAATTATTTTGACTCTTCTTCACAAAGACCAGTTTGGACAAATGGTACTTTAGCTAGAACTATGTGGAGAGATTCTGCAGTGTTTGGAACTCCACATGCAACAGAATACGATGCAGATACTGATACATCTTTTGATGTTGTAGGAAATACAGAAGGTATTACAACTTACTATGAACATGAAATAGGAACTGATCAAAATAAAAATGGAACTATCACTGCAGTAACTGCAAACATATCTTCTGGTGATTATGATATTACACAACAAACAACACGAGGTGGTCAATCAACAGGTGCTGCAACGTTTAGAGGAGATGGTGAATTTTTAATGAAGATCAGAAGATTTGTTCCAGACTTTATATCACAAACAGGAACAACCAGAGTTACAATACAATTAAAAAATTATCCTAATAGCACTCAAGCAAGTTCACCACTTGGACCATTTGATATTACTTCAAGCACTGATAAAGTAGACACTCGTGCAAGAGCCAGAGCTGTAGCGTTAAAAATAGAAAACACTGCTGCTACTCAAAGTTGGAAATTAGGAACTTTTAGATTAGATATACAACCAGACGGGAGACGATAATGCCACTAACAAAAAAAGGTAAAAAGATAATGAGATCTATGAAAAAACAATATGGCAAAAAACGTGGTGAACAAGTTTTTTATGCTACTAAAAACAAAGGTAAGATTAAAGGAGTTAAAAAAACGTAATGGCAAAGATAGTACAAGTATTAACAAGAGCTAGTAGAGAATATGATGTTACAATCGCAGAGTCACAAGTTAGAGATCTTGATGCAATTGTAGAAAAATTAAACACAACTTTTCAACAAGAATTAAAGGATGAAGTAGAAGCAGAAAACTTCTTTTTAAATTAATGGCTAATAGTTTTATAAATAAAAAAGTAGATTTAACCACAGCAGATTTAACGACACTATATACAGTGCCCTCATTTAAGACTGCTATCATAAAATCTTTATTAGTATCTGAGGACGCTGGATCAGGATCTACAATAACTATAACTTTGGTTAATGCTAGTAGTGCCATATTTAATTTATTTAAAGATAAAGCTATAGGGTCTAAAGCAACAACAGAACTTTTAACTCAACCACTAGTTATGGAAGAAGGTGAAATATTAAAAGTACAGGCTGCTGACGCGAACGAGCTGCACGTCATAGCCTCAATATTAGAAATACAGCCAAGAGAGGTAACAACATAATGATTGAACTGCAACCAGACAAAATAATAGAGAAAATAACAAATAAAAAGACAGGGGAAAAATATAAAAATGACAAAGAATGGAAAGATAAAGGCGTATCACCCGAGGATATTAGAAGAGATGTAACTGTACTAATGCCTAGTCTTGATTTATTAGGAAAAACAAAATAGAATAGTACAATGGCCATAACTAGATCACAACAAGCAAGACAGATGTATAAAACAGCAGGAGCTGTAGAACAGGACGGTTCTTTAAATTTTATAAAGAACTCTGAGTCCGTAACTGTACCAAAAGAATTTAAAGCTAGAAAAAATGCACCAGCAACAAAACTAGCATACATCACCGCTGATGAAGCTAAAATGCTAAAGAAAAAGAAACCAGGCACACCGCACAAAGGACCAAAAGGTATACCTAGTTATGATACTTTTGGATCAATAGATGCTAGTGGTAAGGACACAGGTGTTGCTGGAACAACCGCAAGTGCCGCTGAAACAGGAGGCAGAACTGAAAGAGACAGAGCTGACTTTAGAGCAGCTGGTTTGTCTCCTCAAGATGTTCAAGATTTAAGATCCGCAGCTATTGCTTCAGGTGCAGGACAAAGAGTTAATCCAGGTTTTTTTGATAGTAGAGATACAGTATCACCACAAGAATTAGCACTAGCTAGAGCATTTAATCCAGATGCATTTGCAAGAAATCGTAGAGGTGGTATCATGGACTTATTTACAAGTGGTGGTGTCTTAGGAAACATAATTAGAGGCATTGGACAAAAAGCTGGTTTGGGTAAAAGATTTAATCAACCAACATACGATATGCGTCAGTTTAGTGATATAGGTTTATTAACAGACAGAGTTAATCCAAACAATCTTGATATCTATAACGAGTTTGTAGATGATGAAAATGATACACAAACAATTACTTTTGATCCTACAGAATTTAATACTAGAAACAAACCAAATATTGACAATTTAATTGCATTTGAATCTGGTTCAAAAAAAGATATACGATTAAAAAGTTTATTTAAAGAAAAAGGATTAACTGAAGATTTAGGTATACCGTTTCCTGCAAAAAAAGAAAAAGAACTTCAAGAATTATTAAAAGAAGATAAAGAACAAACTGAGTTTCCTAAAACAGAATTACTAAGAGCAGCAGACGGTGGACGAATAGGTGCCATAGACGGTGGTATCATGGGTGGTTTAGCTGATGGTCAGATGGATGAGATGGGTAGACAGATGTATGGTCTAGGTAAACTTGTTAAGAAAGCAACAAGAGCAGTCAAGAAGATTGCAAAGTCACCGATAGGTAAAGCTGCATTATTATACACAGGTGCAGGTGCACTTGGTAATTTAGCAGGTGGGTCTGGTTTAGCAGGCATGTTTAAAGGATTTACAAGTCCTTCTGCATTTTTAGGAAGAGTGCCAGGAATTTTTTCTAAAGGTGGTTTAGATAATATAATGTCTGGATTAAAATTAGGTAAATTTGTTGGTCCCCCAAGTGATAGAGTTTTAGAAAAAAATTTTTTAGGTAAATTTTTAACAAGTCCTACAGGATTAATTACAGCAGCTTCAGCAGTAGCAGGAATGTTAACACCGGAACAAGAAGATCAAGCACAACAATTAGCAGATGAGACCGGTATTGATATAGAAGCAGCTAGAAACTCTATTTTACAAGCTGCAAAAGAAAATTATGCTATGGACGTTAGAGCAAGAGGTTTTAAAGCAGATGGTGGTTTAATGAGAATGGGTTATCAAGAAGGATCTAAAGAACCAGTAGCTAAGAAGACTATGCCATTACTAGATATGGATGGTAAAGAAAAAGATTACAGAGAGACAGGTGGTTTTGTAGATATGGGTAGAATGGAAAGAGCTGACGATGTGCCTGCTAGACTATCTAAGAATGAATTTGTATTTACAGCTGATGCTGTAAGAAATGCTGGTGATGGAGATATAGACAAAGGCGCAGAAGTCATGTATAACATGATGAAAAACCTCGAAG